GAATTTGAATTTTCTAGAATCTTCAATTACCGAAATTCCTATAGTATGTGCAGACCCAACTGTTCCATCTTGATTCCTTAAAATTCTAACTCTTGAGAATTTTGGTTCTATATTAAGAACTTTAACTCTCTCAGTTCCAATACCAAGAATATCATTCTCTCTAATCGCCTCCAGTGGACCTGCAAGGGATAAGAAAGTGACAATACCAGTAGTTGTGGCATTTTGTATTGCAATGCCGCTGGTGCCTATTCCAACGGCAGTAAACCTTGCACTAGATATGCCTATTGGGTACTGTCCTTCTAATTGCGAGACAGTTGTTGATAATCCAAAAATACTAACAATATCTTTATTTTTAAATTTGTTTGGATTTTCTGCAAGTCCAATATATTCTCCATCAGTATCTGATGGATAAAATTCAATATTTGAAATAGTACTGGTTGCAACACTTACGTTACTGACAGTTTTTCCATGAAGTCTAAAAACTTCTGCAGATACATTAGATCCAGAAGTTCCTTCTTCATTAAATTCAAGTTTGTCACCAACTCTGTAAAAGTTTCCTTCACTACCAATACCAATACTATCAATAGTTCCAGGACTAATATTTGTTATGCTTGCAGTTTGACTTAATTTTTCGGGTACATTAAAATACTCATATACAGTATCATCTTCTATAAGGTTATATGGTTCAGTATTTCTGCACCATACTCCTTGATTGAAATCAAAATCTTCTTGATTTGATAGTTTTTCAAAATTAAACTTATTAGGATTTCCAGTAAAACTATTTCCAATTAAATATGGAAATACTGGTTTTTTATATTTTCTAAATTCTCCAGAAATTTCTGCAGATGAATTATTAACAGTTGTAAAATATGCATATGTTCCCTTTGGATATTCTGGAGTTATGCAAAATCTTCCATTATTTTCGTCCAAGATAATGTCAGAACTGACTTCAACGTATTCAAAATCTTCAACAAAGAATCCAGAATCAAATGGTGGTCTATTTTCAGTTGAAGAATTTTCAATATATCCTGATTGCATTTGTGCAATTGTTCCACCATTTTTTGTGGAATATCCATATGGACCATAGATTGGGTGTCCATCATATGCCCATCCAATTATGGGCGAATGATAATTGGAATCTTGCTCGATTCCATTTACTTTTCTCAGATCATACTTTCCATATAAGGTATTTCCATTTTGATCTCTAGAAAAAATAGATTCTCTAAGTTTTCTTGGAGTATACAGGCATGAATACTGTAGACCATACTTATCGTTCAATCCATTAACCACAAATCCATCATCAGAAGAAACTATAGATGAATATTTTTCGAATAAGTTTATCTGCCATGATTGCAATACTGGTTTGAAAGACGCATTTTCTCCAGTAGGTATGACTAAAATTGAATCTCCTTGTGAATATTGAATCCCACCAGAAATAACTTTTACTTCAACTAATTTTCCATTAGAAACTATTGGTGTCAAAACCGCACCAATACCAGTTCCAACAATTTGCAACTCTGGAGGTGAAAGATAATTCTTTCCTTTACTTTCAACAAGAACTTCTATTATCGTTCCTGATGCATTTATTACTGGAGTTACTTGTGCCAAAGAACCAGAAACTACAGAAACTTCTGGTAATTTTTCAAAATTTATAATTTCAGAAGAACCATATCCAACTCCATTATTTTCCAAATGAGTTGATGTAATTTGTCCTCTGAATATTGGTTGAATTTTTGCTTTAAATGTTTCAGCACCAATAGAAGATATTCCAACTTTTCCTATTAAAGTTACAGAAATATCTTGATAGTTAAAATGATGTGTACCAACACCTGTAGATACAAAATCAACGTATCTATTAGTTTTATAAAAAACGTCACTATCAGATGTAGCTGCTCCAACTAATGATAACTTGAAATTATCTTCATCTACTTTCGTCACATAATAATCAGTATCTGTCGTCAATCCAGAAATAGGAGTTCCAACACAAGTATATTTTACAATTTCTCCAGATTCATATTCATGATTATTAATAGTAATAGTATCAATAGCAGTATTAATACCAACTGGGGAAGTTGTTTTTTCTTTATTTTGATATCCCGAACCTGGATTTGTAACATTGATAGAGTCTACTACAGATTTTAATGTAGAAGAATCTAAATTATGGTTTCCAACCCCAAAAGAAGATAATGTTATAGTGTTAATTCCAGAAATACTTTCATCAAAAGTATTGTGCAATTTTACAGAAATGTTATCTTGTACGGATACAAAATATTTTGTATTTGTAGATAATCCACCAACACTGGTTTGTCCATGTGTTTTATAGATTACTTCTTCTCCGTTACGGAATTTGTGATATGTTCCAAATCCAATAACAGAATTTGTTGCTCCTAGACCTACTATTTCTGAAACAAATTTCACACTATGTGAAATTAAAGACATGGTTACTGATGCTTTAGCATCTTTTCCATTTCCACCAACAATAGAAATTTTTGGAGTCTCTTCATAATCAAAACCACGATCAATTAATTGAATATTGTTTAAAGATCCAGACACTGAAACATATCCAGATGCGGATGATCCAACAGCATCAGATATTAGTAAAGATGGTGGATTGATTACATCATAGTTTTCTCCTTCAGCAAGAACATTAACCTTTTCAATTTTTCCATAATTTATAAATTCATTTGATTTGTAGTTTAATATTTCTACTCCGTTTATTAAAATTCCAGTAAATCCAGGATCAGTCTTGGTTTTATTACCAGTTACGATTGGAGTCGAAATCTCTCTCAATAAATTCTGAGATTCTAGGGTTTTGCCGTTATAAAAATATGGTTCAATTTTATTATTGTTAACAGTTGTAGAACTTTCTAATGCTACAAATTTGGAAGAGTTTATATCTGCTTTACTTCTTGCAAATTTTACAGTAGATTCATCAATTCTTTGTATAAAATATAAACCCTCTGAAAATAGTAAAGAATTTACTACAGTAGTAGTAGTTACTTTTCCATTAGAAGAAACTTTACTTTTTTCAATTTTTTCTGGAGTATAGTATACAGAATCTCCTGTATAAAATCCATGGTCTTTAGATGGTGAGATAACAAAAGTATCTCCAGCACTAAAAGTTCCAGAAATAGTTACACTACGATCAGATGCCTCAATCGGTTGAGAATCATAAAAAGGTATAGAAGATGATGCGATTAAATATTTTGATTCTACTTTTTCTTTATACAAATTCTGGACATCAGTAAGATAACTGATGGAATTTGGAAATGTGTTTGATTTAATTGAATTTAAATTTCTTCTGATTGTATATGACAAACCAGTAGAAAGAACGCCTTGACCTCTAATTAAAATAATTTTTTCTGATTTGATATCAACTACAATGGATTGTTTTTCTGAAGAATCAGACCCAATAATAGTTAAAGAATCTCCAAAGTTGAAATAACTTTTTGATTTTAACTGCAATTCATATGTAAAATCGGAAGAATCTATTAGGGATACTTCTTTTACTTTATAAATTGGTGCTATGTTATAAATCCAATTTTTTCCTCTGAATGTTTCTTCAAAAAATCCAAGAGTTTTTATTTTTGCAACATCTCCAGGTTTATAATTTACAGTATTCTCTGGATATGATAATTTGCTAATAATTGAATTAATTCTAACTTCTATATTAGAACCATTATAATTTGCATATGAGAATGTATTAATCCCAACTCCAGAAGCATTGTCTAATACTCCATCAATATTAGTGCAACCAAAAAATTGATTTAAACTTTTTGATGTATACGTAACTATGCCTGTTGTAGTATCATTATATGTGACTCTCAATTCTCCAGTTTGTGCAAATCCTACAGTAGAATCTACATTTAAAATAGATGCTCCAGTAGATGCTGTACCGATTAGTCTAGTTTTTGGTGTAACAGAGAATCCACCGTAGGTTGCACCAGATACTCTGATATCTCTATTATATCCAGAATCTAATTTTGCTCTGTAAACAGTTTTACCAATCCCAATATTAATCGTTTCTATAGAAACTATAGGTGCATATGCTTTTGAAATTGTGTCGTCATACTTTTCTTGATTTAAAGTATAATTTGGTAGATTTTCTGGGTTTCCAGAAAATGCTTCTAATACCAAATCATCAGTAACTCTATATCCAGCATTTGATGGTGTGAATAAGAATTCTCTAGGTTTAGTTATTTTTACATTGTCATTATATAATGCTTTAAAGAGAATTTCAAATGCTCTATCAGTTCCTTTTGATAGATAAAAATCTTTTGATTGCTTTAGAAAAATTTCTTGATTTACTTGAGATGAAATTTCTCTATCTTCAAAACCAGGTAAAATTTGATTTTTTGTCTTAGATAAAAATTCTTTTAAAAATAAGCAACTTAAATTTGTTATAGTTGAACCAGAAACGTGTTCTAAAGCTTCTGTAGATTCAAAAACTAAACTTTCAGTATTTGCATTTTCTTTTAGTGAAGATACTCCACTAAATCCACGAATACATCCAGTAAAAGAGTTATCAGTTTTTGCAGTATATGTAATTATTTCATCATTAATTTTTATAAGTCCATAGGAATCAGGAAATCCTTTTGTTCCAGTTGGAGTTTCAGTTATATCTACTGTCACTGTTGTATCAAGAATTGATAATGCAGTATTAAGTACAGCAGTTTCTGAAAGATTTGTAGTATTTTCTAATTTAATATAATCATCTATATTTTGAAGTAGGTCAAGAGGTCCCCCTTGATATTCTTGAGCAATATAATATTGCTTTAAAAAATCAGATATAAGAGGGTATTCATCCCTAACAAATGCCGGAAGTTGACGGGATAGAACTTGGCTTAACTGTACTCTTTTCTCTGTCATTTTATATTTTTACTATCTTAGTAGGATGAACCTGATGATGAACCCGATGATGAACCAGAAGAAGAAACTGATGTAGTTGCTATAGTCTGATTAGTTGATGTAGTTTGATTTGATATACTCAATGCTGTCGTGGATGGTCCTCCAGAACGAACAAGAGATCCTGTAGGGTAACTTGAAGAAACAACATAGTTAGATGCAGATGGATCTGCTCCAGACGAAATTTCATCAACAACAGTTTCAAAATTACTGCTACTAATATCTAGTTGCAAATAAAGATCCTGTAATCCAATAACATCGTTAGATGCAGGTGCTGTAGACAATTCAATTATTGCTACACCATCTTTTGTTTTTCCTGATATAACATTTACTGGATTTAAAGTAAGTATTCCTCTAACATAGTCAACATTTCCAACATTTCTCCTTACAATAGTTGGAGATTGTGAATTGACAGAGGGAAGAGTGAAGAAAAATAATGAACCAGTAAGTCCATCTGGATCTGGAAGATCTGAAAGATAAACATCTTCTGAATAATTACTTATTCTAAATGCAGTTGATTTAATATTAAATCCATCTTCAGATTGTACATAGAATGCATTACCAAATCCAATTTGATATTCTGCAAAAGTATTTAATACAACTCTGAGATCTCTTCTCATATTTACATTTGTAATATTTGAAGTTATCGATTCATGACTATCATCAATCACTTTAAGGAATTTGCTATATTTAAATCTGGCACCGTACCTGTTTAATTGTGTTGATTCTGCATATTTTTCAGAATTTGTTTGAACAATTGAAGAAACATATGCACTTGATGGTGCCATATTTGAATTATAATAAATTTTTGAATTAATTTCCAAATAAAGATACTTCAGATCAAGGATTTCTGGAACAATTCCTGCAACTGCATACTTTTTCAATTTTAATTTGATATTTTCTTTTGCTAAGTTGGAAAGAAAATCACCAGTTCTTGGTTTAATGCTAATAAACACTTTTCCGTACTGTGGAGGAACTAATTCTTCGCCTCCAAACACAGAAATTGACTCTGTTTGTGGAAAAATCTTTGATGGGATCAAAGTTTCGTAATCAGATGGTGTTACAGCACGATTTTGTGTTGAATAAATTCGAGGAGCAAACTTTTTGACAGATTCTACGCTTTCAATAGACTCTCCACCAGTAGCTATCCCAATTGTAGTAAGTAAAGAGATCCCACTGGTAACTGTATAGGTTTGTCCGTTCCTAGTATACGTTAATTTTCCTGAAAATGTGAAACTAGAGATCCCATTAGCAGCATCACCATTACAAACAAGGTAATCTACAGAAATATAATTATTTTCTTCTAATTTTTTACCAAAAACTCCATCACCAAAGAAAATTTCGTATCTTTCATCTTCAACTTCTTGCAAAAAGTATGCATTTGAAGTAGATCCTATGTCAAATAAGTTATTTTGAAGATTATATTTTACTTTTGATGTAGATTGCTCATTATTTTGAACATAAACGTTCAATAATCCAGTATCAATACCAATATTTGGAAGAATAAACTTTTGATTTATGTTTCTTGCCGTATATGTAAAATTATTTGTTAAAACTGAACCTTGATAAACCGGAATATTACTAAAAGTTGCTGTGCCATTGAAGACGGGCACTGTAATATCATCTAAAATCGAAAAAATAAACGATTGTGATGTATTAGAACCCGTTGATGCGGCAACTGCTCCCTTTTTTAGAGTAAGTGATGATGGTGTTGGGGTTACAGATGATGTATCTACAGTAAATGTAAGGTTTACAACTGCAGATTTCCTTGAACGAGGGACATATCCAATATTTCTTGCAAGAGAAACAACATTTTCTCGTAAAGTTGCACTATCAATAAACACTTCGTTCGCAACCATATTGGCATTATACGAAGAAGTGTAAGTATTGTATGCTAAAACATCAATAATCGTTGCCAGATTAGATCCTTCGAAGTCATAATCAGTAAAATCTGATGTAGATTTTAAATAATCCTTTATTGATGTTTTAATCTGGTCAAAATCCAGATTAGAAAAGTTGACTAGTGCCATTTTTACCTAGTTGGTTGCAAAACAAACTGTAGTTCTTGTGCAGGAACGTTTGCTCCTATAATTTCATATGCAATAGAAACATTATATGAATTATTATCTGGGTCAGGTGTAGCAACTACACGATATAAATTTACCCTCGGTTCATATCTATTGATTGCATATTCAATTTCATCCTTAATTGACTCACCAGTTAAGTCATCAATGATCTCAAATACAGAATCTGTAATTCTTGAACCAAATTCTTGATCAAATGGTTTCTCGCCTGGTACTGTGAATACAATATTACGCACAGATCTTGCAATTGCCCTTTCATTTTTAAGCGCAAGTATATCATCATTCAGAGGATTTCTCTGAAATGTCATACTAATGTCTTTAAAACCTTGACTTACCCTTTCTAAAGGCACAATAACGTAGCAATTATGTATTATTTATCAGGGATTCAGATCAAAATTCATTAAGAGTCATTGGTTTTGTTTCTTGCACATCATCAGTTATATCAAAAAGTTCAGTTTCTTTAACAACATCACGTTTTTTTGGTGTTTGATCATCATTTGCAATCTCTCTCAGCATTTTTTGATGCTGATCATTGGCAAGGTTGTCTAAAAAGTCGTTCATTGGTTTAAAAATCGGGGATTTCGGGTTGATTTTCTATATCTTTACGTTCTTTTGCAGTTTTCCAGAAATAATTTTCATCATTTCCAAGTCCATCACGGTCATGACCATTCTCAACTTGATAATATATTGTCGAAACTTTAAAATCTGGAATCTTTGGTTCCTCTGGGGTCAAACTATTATCATAGATTCGAGTTCTATTATTAGGATATAATGCAAACTGTCCATTATCTAGTTCAATCAGGTTATGTGACTTATGTTCTGATGGATTTTCACTTGTTGCATAATCAATTGAATCTGGATCTTGATGATAGTTATCAATTGTACAAATATATGTTCCAGTTTGTGGTCCATAATCTCTTGTATAACATTCATAATGCATACTTCCTACAAATTGTTTCTGCACTACAGTTACGCCATAATCCATGCAATTCCAGAATTGTAGGTTATGTAGTGGCATATCAGGTTTAGGCATCTCTGGGGACGATACGAACGCGCTGATAGGCAATTTATCGTACATTGCTGCATACTCTGGTAAATACGTTTCAAAATAAAAAGCGCGTCCAGGTATCGATTTAACCGAAACCCAAACGCCCTTTACATATTCACCATGACCACTTTGATGATCAGTGAGATATTCTTTTCTTACCCAAACTTCATACGAAGGTAAATTCGCAATCAAACAAGGCATAGTCTACTTTACAACTAGTATTATCTATCTACCTTGTCCACGATATCGTTTTGGTTTACCATTACGAGACGACGCGGCGTACTTTGTATGTTTACCCGTCCCTTGACGAGTTTTTTTCGGACGTGGATCAATCATATCTGCTCCACTCAATGACTTGCGATTTGCCATGATAATCTCCTAATTAAATAACGCGAGTTTTTTCGTGACCAACTCTGATACGTGGATCACACCAAATATCAAATCCTTCTTCCTTTGCATCTAAACAGAACGATACGTCCTCTCCACACATGTCTTGTACCTTCCCAGATTCAAAGACTTGCATCTTTGGTGCAAACCATGGATACTCTAGATTCTCAAATACTCCCTTCTTGATAAGTACCCATCCAAATCCTGTGTAGTCTACAGTGAATGGTTTCTTCCTCTTCCCAATTGATTCTACAGTCTCATGATTCATGACTCCACCATTGGTTCGGAACTCTTCTTCCTCTAACCAATGTGCGACAGATGTTGTGTGTCCATCTTCAGTGGCATACCATCCACTAACAATCTCTTTCTCTGCTCCATCTTCTGCAATTGCCATATCACATAACTGCCAGAATTTGGTAGTGTCAAAGACAATATCCGAGTCGATCCATAACTGATAATCATATTCTAATTTACCATCCCATGGAATCTGCTTCGGTCCACGTAGTACATTAGCACCTAAACACTTACAACGTGCAAAGTTAACCATAGAACTATAGTCTTGACTAATCTGAATACTCATTCCATTCTGTACCATATCAAAGCACAGTTGCACAAAGTTCTTCAAAAAGATAAAAGAACATCCACGCCCAGGTAAACAAAATACAATCGTCTTGCCCTTCATCCTTGCTTTAATTGCATCAATGTCCCATTCATCTTTCTTTGTAGGCGCTTTTGCCTTTACAGTAAATCCTTTTGCCATGTCTTTGAAATTACGTCAGTTCAATTCTATCAGTGTTTATGTAGTCTGTCAATATGAATCTTCTCCTCTTGGTTCTGTAGAAGAACCCGTACCACATCCTCCATGGTGCCGGATTACTTCCTCATATGATAAATCCTCAAAGGTATAATCAGTCTTCATTAGACCAACCATCCCCTTGAGGGTTTCCCATGTATTAGTAAATTGTTGCTCAGTTAAATTGTTGTATATACACTCTTCTTTTGCATATATGTGATAAACCTTTTCCATTGGTTTTTTACCTCCGGGAATTTTTTTTTGGGCGCGGAAAATTTTTTTTGTTTTATATATCTAAGTCGAATTGTCACCTCTGTAGGTTAGGGTAGTTTGCCTTTTTTATAACCGGGGGGGCAACGCGGCACGGCACAATAACAACGCCGCCCATAAACACTGCTTAATACGGTACTGCTATTTTACCAGATATGGGGCAGAGTGTCAACAACTGCCCCCGTAATCTATCAGAGTGCCATCATACTGACTCGTGTCAAATAACGATCGGGACTAACATTGTCCATCACATCTTCAAGAACTTTAGATGCACCACCGTACTCAGTATGATAACGCTCATCAGCAAAACTATCCATAGCGCGGATGATACTAAAGTAACAATGTACGCCAGCAGGATCACGATCTGTAAAAAGTGTAGAACTCATGCACTCATTAACCATATCTGCCCATTGACAGTTAGGATAAAGATTCTCATAGGTTTGAATCATAAACTCAAACTGGTCATACGTGAAAGAATTGCCACGGGGACGCGCTACAAAGCAATCGGCACCGAAGGTCTGATAAACCTTCTGCGTCGTTTTGTAAACGTCACCGGCAACGATCCGGGCGGCAACGCGGTTTGATCCTGCCACGTATTTGGTGCGGGTCTTGGTAGCGATCACGGATGCCATGGAAGCGGGTTCAGGTGTCTACACTATACGGACGCTTTAGGGGCTTCAGTTCTCTACCACCGGACAGGATTACTCAGGTCCTCTACGTAACTACCAATCAACTGCTCATTCCCCTCTAGTTCAAAGAGAGTTTCCCAATCAATATTATGTGGATTGAAGTCTTCTAGAACTTCAATATCCAACGTGATGCGATAACGTTGCTTTTGTGCCTGACTGATAGCGACTGACATGATTGGTGTCCTGGTGGTGTGACTTAGATAGTATAGAATGCCGGGGCGATATTGTCAATCATCCAATCAGTATTTATAAGAAACACTGATATTTTTGCGATGTTATGTGTGGAAATTATTATCGCCCCCCTCTTGACATTTCTGCGCGGTCGTGATAGACTGCTCGCTAAAATCACAAGACTTCAACACATTAATCAGAAGGTAATAGAGAGACAATACTAACAGTTTTCCACAACATTACATAGGTTTTCCACATACATTGTGGAAAGAGATAAAAAAGCAAAACATATTTATAATACCATTTAAAAACGTTTTTTAATCAATTAATGTAGCAGTTGATACAAAAAGAGGGAGAAAGTACCCCCTCTATGTGTTATTCTATTGTTTGTCCTGTCTAATCAATAGAGTGCTTCGATTGCCTCCAGGATGAGAAGAATATCATTGCCATTCTGTGCTGATTCAAGAGCAAGGAAGAGATCAGAATTAGACATTTGAAAGTGTTAGTTAGTGGGTGAAGATTACGACGCAGGAGTAATCGAACGTCGTGTGATTGGTGGGTTTTAAGTCATCACCAGGACTGTTTTAATACTAGGTCTTACGCTGAATACTGTGCTGCCTAGTTATTGATCTGGGTCTTACCGATGCAACGCTAACGTGCCCAGATTAAATGTTACTTAAGAGGATAACATATCAGATAGAACATCTTCTCCATAGCAATCAATAATCTCTTCTTTTATATCATCCAAGTCATAATCTTTAAGATTCTGTTCAATACTTTCAACAGCAAAAGTAATCAAAGATTTCATATCCATTCCTTCTACAATCATCTCTGCATACGCATTCTTGAGTTGATCGATTTGATTAAGTGTCATCATTTTAGAAAGTGTGAGTGAGTGTGAAAGAGAGAGTGTTAATTAACCAGCAGCGGTGTTGTGTAACAACAAACCAATGTAATGACCAATGACAATAATCAATAGACACGAACACAATATACCAATGGCGGACATGGTGCCAATCAACACGTCATTAGTGAAGGTAGAAAGTTGTTTCATTGTTGTTTGTGAGTTAGTGTTCAGGCGAAGGTGTAACCGTTAGTAAATGTATCGTTCTTGAATACACTCTTTCCATTGATTGCACCTACGAAAAGTCTTACATACCATTGATAGTTCTTTTGGAAAACTCCTTCTCCAGCAATACAGAACTCATCACAAAGTGCATTCAATCTGCTCTTTGTTGTATTGGACTGATAACCACCATCGAAGATTGTCATCGTATCGTCTGTCACTTCTGCAATCTTGTTACCATGAAGACGTACAACAGAGACGTTTTCTTCTTCATTAAAGTGAACAGTTGTGTTTGCATTAGACCAGTTCTGATTGTTGTGAATGGCAGCACACATTTGGGATTCGATCTTACGCATGATTTTTGAAGGTTGGTTGGGTTGGTGTCCTATACTACTGAGACGCTTTAGAGGCTTCAGTTTAGTTTCGTGTCACATTCCATTCATATAATCATGTAATTCAGAATAATACTGTTCTTCAGTATCAAACTGACGCCCATGAATTACACAAGGGAAAGTTTTCTTTTGAAACATTGTTGATGCAACCATTACATCTTGTTTGTCATAACCCATTTCGATTAGGTTATTAACATACGGATTGTTTGTCATATTTTCTGTATTATTATCAGTCATTTTGGGCATCCATGAATACATCATAAAACATATCAAATGCCATTGAATCATGCACAAATGAATTCATGTTTGATTGATCAGAAACCCAATCATATGCCATATCAATATCAGCACCGGTTTCTAATACAAACGATTGTAAACCCTCTAGTGCGGATAGAAATGCAGGATCATAGGCGATCTTTCCGGCAATTGGTCTGGTCTGTTGATTAGTGTTCTTCATACTACTAGGACACTTTAGAGGCTTCAGTTTAGTTTGATGAAAAATTGGCGCTTAGAAAGACACTCGGAAACACTCGATGATATATCAACAACCTTCGAATGTTTGTGATTTAGGACTTACCTTCTGAAGAATTGTAATGATTTCATCCTCTTGCGTCAGGAAGTTCGTTTGATATGTGTTACTATTAATCTGAACTTGTCCGATGATAGTTGCAGTCGCAAGAATAAATTCAATCATTTGTTGATTAGCAATTGGGGGTTGTACTGTTGAACTTCTTCAATTAATTCATCAACTGACAAACAATCTAATTCTGCATTTTGCATGTTCACAAAATACTCCTTCAAATCATCTAGTGACATTTGACTCAAGTCCCATTGAATTAGTTTCTCTTGAAGTTCATCACGATCGATAATGTTGTCAGTCATTTGTGTTAGATAGTGGCGTAAGTTTGTGCGATTGCATCAGCCTTGAATCTTCTGCATAGTTTAAACAAGAGTTTTAAATCATCTGCAATCACATAACGAAACGAGTCTGATTCGATGATAAACTTATCACCCTCCAACCATACTTGTGGGAGTTGTTTTTTGTAGATTGGGAAGTCAGTTGGCATGATGTTAGTTAGTGGGGAAGTTGGTGCAGACTGCATCACATAGCATACGAATTACATCATCTTTGTATTCGACTTCTCCAAAGTTTGATTCAATAATATTTTCAATATCCTCCATTAGTTGTTCTCTTTGTGATAGCATTTCAAGTTGATTGTTCATTTCAAGAGTGTGAAGATGGGATTTGATTAGTGACATAAATCACCAACGAGTTTGAATCAGTGCAGAGTTGAAAAGTTGTGGTTCTGTGTGCATATCAGTCACTTCGTACTTGTAACCCTCAACACGATTCTCAACCTCTTTCTCAAACGATTCTTTGTTGATGTAGGACTTAGATTGCATCTTGTCGCAGAATGTAACCGTCTTATACATTAGACGCTCGCTGATAGTTCCATCAGAATACTTGACGGGATAGAAGTCAACGACCATATGAGCGCCGTTTGCTGTGAGTTGCATGATGAAAGAAAGATGATTACACTACTAAGACACTTTACGGGCTTCAGTTTTTATTAGTCACATTTGTTCCTGTATTCTTTCTATAGTTTGCTTGCGTTCTTGCATAATCTGTGTCATATTACTATCTAACATTTCAATCATTAGATTTGCACCAAGGATAACAAACAAGGCAAGAAAGAAAATTCTCATTTAGTACCTCCAAACATTTGATCGAATAGTTGTTGTCCTGATTTTTGATAGTCGTTATCAGTCATTCTTTGACGAAGTTTAGCAAGAAACTTAATCTGTTCTTGAATGTTATCAACTTCGTTCTGTAGTTTCTCCTTTCTAAAGTTCAACTCCATGATTGATTTGTTGATTTCGACTGTGTTCATAGTTTTGTGGATTGAAAGATTTTTGAGTTGTTGGATTGGATTCATACTACTAAGACACTTTACGGGCTTCAGTTATTGAAACACGGGATTGACTCCCATAACTTTTGCTGTAGGATTACGTGCTTTTGCTGTATCGAGTGCATCATTTCGACTCGCAGCATAAACCTCTTCAGTGAATACTTTGCCAGCAACGTACAACTTGACTTCCCATTTCATGATGTTAATTAGCGAACGTAAAGGAATGAACCGTAAGGATCTACGATTTCAGGGTTATCAACTAAAGACTCAAGAAAGAATCGAATGCCTTTCGCAGGTGCTTTATATGATGCTGGTTTGTAACATGCACCAGACTCTTTGTCGATGAACATGAACACACCGTTATTTGAAAAACTGTTATCAGCATGAACCCTGAATTGATTCAGTTTGATATATTTTTTACCTACACTATATTCTAACTTAGAATATGAATTACGTCCAGATTCGGTTGCATTAACTTTCCATTCGTTGTTAACAACCTCAAGTAAACATTCGGTTAGATATTCGGTTTTGAATTGTGGAGCGCAGAAAGTCATTTGTTTGAATAAAGAAAATTTTTGAAGTGATTAGAAGCGATTAATCGCTTCAGAAAGGGTTAGACCATGATTCGTACTTCTTCATGGTGATATAACCCTCACGGCAAAGTTCATCAGTGAAGATACCCCATGCCTCACGTTTTGCGACCTTATCTGTTGATCCACTTGCCATCCAGTTGTAACGAAACTGCTCCAGTGCTTGTGCTTTGGTGGTGGTTCGCATTTGATTGGTTCTCATACAACTAGGACACTTTAGAGGCTTCAGTTATTGAAACCTACAAAGTATGACATTTAATTAACTGTCACCCATGGTTCTCCATAAACTCGTCGAGAGTGTAACCTTCTCCAGTTGATGTTTCTTCGATTAATTCTTCAATGGTGAGTGATTCCATCTCTTTACGATATTCTTCTGGTGTTGGATCTTGTGGATCATAATCATCATGGCAGAGGTAATCCCATTCATGAACGAGTGCATCAATCAGTTGTTCTTTGGTGTAATTAGACATTTGCGAATCTCCCGTTGTTGAAGTTTGCATGTGAGAATTGCTCTCGGTTGACAAGTTTGAACATACCATATCCATTGGTCTTGACATAACCTTCGCCACCACATTGACGATTGCCAATGTATGCAGCAGGTCCGTTGTTACGCATCAAAAACAACACATCATCTTTGATGGATTTGATCAAGAACCAGTAACTAATTAGACGAGAGTTGTTGAATGTTTCTGGCACAACTTCACGACCTTCACGAATACATTT